TAAGATAAGTTTCTCTTGTAATAAGCTACAGTTAGAGAAGAACAACTATCACATAGCAATGCAAGAGTATAGACAAGATTCTATTAGAGCTATAGAAAGAGCAAGAAAGGCAGAAGATAGAATAGAAGAGTTAGAGAAAGAACTAAAGGTATATAGCAAAAAACAAGAACTAGGACTATGAGCGATAGTATAAAGAAGTACTTTGAGAACGAGAATAAGAAAGATTATAATGATTGGCTAGAACATCAATGGACTAAAAACTCTACACTAGGGCTTAATTCAAGAGATGGTATAGTACAAGACGTAAAAGACCTATACGAGGAGCGTAGTCAAGTAGGAATAAAAAAGTATAATACAACACTAGAAGATAGTAAAGAGTCCTTAGAAGCGTTCCTAGTGCATTTACAGGAAGAGTTAATGGATGCGACATTATATATAGAAAAACTAAAACAACTAAATGACAGATAAAACTTGGAACTGCATAAGTTGCGGTGCTTTAAATTCAGGCACAAGAACGAACTGCGGAAACTGTAACAAAGAAAGAAAATGAGAAAAAGAACAACAAAGAAAGAAAATGTATTTAGCTGGAAAGACAATAAGATTAAGTACGTAAAGCAAACAGGAGTAGTGCTAACTAAACAAGTGATAAATGAAAGAAAGTAAATTGATTTGGATGATGAAAGAAGTCCAACAGATGCAGAAAGTTCTAATGGTAATGATTGATAGAATCGAAGTAATAGAAAGAAGAGTATTTGAAGAGGAAGTAAAAGAAGAGTAACCTAAAACAAACAAACAATGATATTATTATTTGATGCCGACAGTTTAATCTGGTCAAGCTGCTACAAGAAAAGAGACAACCCAGAAGACAGCCCTTACCACGAAAACCTAGAAGATGCCACCTCAAAGTTTGATGAGGTGTTTATGTCTATAATAAATAAGCTAGAAGATTCTTACGATGTAGATAGGGTAGTAGTCTTTAGCGGTTCTCTAGGAAACTTTAGAAAGCTAATAACACCAAAGTACAAAGCAAACAGAATAAACACTCCTAAGCCCATCCTTTTACAAGAGATGCACGATTGGGTCAAAGAGAACTATAACTCGCTCTACGGACACGGCATCGAGACTGACGACCTAGTAGCAAAGTACTGGTACAATCTATCAAAAGAAGTAGGAAGAGATAACGTAATGATTATCTCAATAGATAAAGACTACAAACAATTTCCCTGCTTGATGTACAACTACCACCAGAAACATCAAGTTGTTTACGATATAACAGAAGAAGAAGCAATGTACAACTTCTATGAGCAAATGATTATAGGAGACACGGCAGATAATGTAAACTACTGCAAAGGTAAAGGGAAGAAGTTCGCAGAGAAATACCTAGCGGATTGTAATACACAATACCAATACACAAAGAAAATGTATCAACTCTTTAAAGATACATACAAGGGAAAAGCAAAGCAGAGATATGTTGAATGCTATAACTTGTTAAAACTTCGTACAGAATTTTAGGAATTAAACTTCTATCCTTTAGGCGTTTATAAAATACTTATAAATTTTATTAAGAATAATTGTTGGTATGTCAGAAATGTTTTGTAAGTTTACATCAACAAACAAATACATATTATGAATTACACAGACTTTATTTATTCGCAGTACACAAACCAAGAGCTTGATGAAATTATATCAGGCAATGAATACAACGGTAGCTATTTGGATTCACACGCTAAACGATGTAGATTAGAAAAAACCAAAAGAAAAGAAGCAGAACTAGAATCCTTAATATTAAACTAAACACTAACAATTAAAAACAATTATTATGACAAACACAAACATCAAAGTAGGAACGTTTCAGGCATTCTATCCAATTAGCGAGATAAAATTCGCTAAAGTAAATAGAGACTTAGTAGAATCACATTCAGAGAATTTCTCTAAAAAATTGTTAAAACATCATTGGATGATACCAGTAACTATTTCTGATAAAGGAGATTTAATGGAAGGACACCATAGAGTAAAGACAGCTATATTATTAAATCAAAAAACTGTACCTGCTTATATAGTTGATTGGGTAGACACGGACAACGCTAAAGAACATTTAGATAGTATAATAAGTTTAAACAATGGTAACCTTTCTTGGAATACCTTAAACTATTTAAAAGAATATGTTGACTACAATGAAGATTACAAAACAGTGTACGATATTTATAAAGCCAACAGCAATAACATATCGGTAGGTAATATTGTAAATTGTTTTTTTGGTTTATCAAGTGCTGGAGTTAAAGAATTTAAAGAAGGTAATTGTAAAATAAAAGATATAGATTTTGCAAAATTTATGTTAGAAAATTTCTCTTACTTAAATAAAGAATTTGGTAAAAGAAAAATAGCAGCTTATTGTGTAAGGGAGATGATACAAATAGGTTACCGAAAATGCCAAAAAGATAGAAAGGCAATGAAACATCTCTTTAAGAAATATGAAAAAATGGCAATAAAAAATAACCTAGCTATTGCGTCTATTTCGGATTTTAGACCGTTAATGGAGTTGTATTTAAATCAATACTACAAGAGAAAAAATAAAAATAAATAATGAAAATACTAAACTTATATGCTTGTCTAGGAGGTAACCGATATAAATGGGATGAAGTAACTAATATAGAAGTTACAGCTGTTGAATGGGATGAAGAACTTGCAAGATTATATCAAGAGCGTTTTCCTAATGACAAGGTAGTAGTAGGGGATGCACATCAATACTTACTAGACCATTACAAAGAGTTTGATTTTATATGGAGTTCTCCCCCCTGCCCTACACATAGTAGAGCAAGGGGTTGGAATCCTAATTTAGAAACAAAATACCCTGATATGAAATTATATGAAGAAATAATACTATTAGAAACTGTTTCAAAAGGAAAAGATGCACGTTTTAAGGGTAAATATGTAGTTGAAAACGTAATACCGTATTATGAACCATTGATTATTGCTAAAAAAAGAGATAGACATTTGTACTGGACAAACTTTAATTTACCAAGTGTATTGTCTAAAAGAGAACAAGCAAAAATATCTAGTGGTACAAACGAGGTTAAAAAACTATGTGAGTTTCACGATTACGATTTCTATAAATACAAAGGAAGACAACCCACAAATAAAATAGCCCGCAACTTAGTAGACTATGAAGCTGGTAAAACAATACTAGAAACTGCAATAGGTATTATGAAAAGACAAAACGAAAAACAAATTACATTATTTTAAATGAAAGCAGAATACATACAAGTAATAATAAACAAAACAGAAATACTTAAAAATTTAATAAGAGAATATTTAAATAAAAACGTAAACGAAGTAGGTAGAGAAAGACTATTAATAGAAGCTAGGTTTATATACTTCTACATACTAAGAAGCCAAGAGAATATGGTGTATCAAAGTATAGGCGATACCGTTAACATGAATCATGCATCAGTGTTACACGGTTTTAATAAAGCAGACTATTGGATTAAGACAGACCACGAGTTTAGAAATAAGTATCTAATAGTATTGGCAAGCTACCATAGAGAAGTTTACGGAATAGAAAAGGAAGCAGAAACAAACAACCTTAGAGACAAACTAAACAAAGAGAGAGAAGAGAAAACAAAACCTAAAGTACAACAAAAGAAAACAGGAACTGCATACGATAGACTACATCTATTAATAGATAAAACACCAGAGGAGAAAGCAGAAAGCCTTTTAGAACGTATGGAAGCAATATGTAATATGATGCAAATGGATTTAAAACGTAAACGAAGATAAGGTTATGATGGGAAGTTATTTATTATTGTTCTTCTTAGGATGGACGATAACACTAGCAAGTATTTGGGTATACTTTGAGGATTACCACAAGAATAAAGGCGATGATGATGCAGGTGGCATTTAACAAACACTTTAAAAAGTTATTGTTATAGTAGAATCATTAATGAAATTATTTGATTGTGGATAAAAGAAAATTCAACGGGGGTAATAAGAACGCAGGGCGTAAACCTAAGAGCGAAGAAATAAAATTAGTAGAAAGACTAAGCCCATTAGAAGATGATGCATTAGCAGCGTTGTCAGAGGGTGTAAAGTCTGGAAATATTAAATGGGTACAGTTGTACCTAAGCTACTACTTAGGGAAGCCAAAAGAAACTAAGGACATTACTATTAACGAAGACTTACCTTTATTCTTATAGATGCAGGTAGCTAGAACGCAAGCATTAGATAAGTTACAGGAATTAGATAGCAGGGTAAAGATAGTAAGAGGTGGAACATCTGCTGGTAAGACTATTTGTATTCTGCTAATCCTTATTGATTACGCCATACGAAACAAAGGGAAGGAGATTAGTGTAGTAAGTGAATCAATACCTCATCTACGTAGAGGTGCTTTTAAAGACTTCTTAGGGCTTCTTAAGGGCGTGAATAGATATAAGGATAGCCAACTAAATAAGAGTACCTTAAAATACACCTTTACAAACGGAAGTTATATAGAGTTCTTTTCAACTGACCAACCAGATAAACTTAGAGGAGCAAGAAGAACAGACCTATATATTAATGAGTGCAACAACATTCCTTTTGATGCATACCAACAGTTAGTAGTAAGGACATCGGGAAACGTCTGGTTAGACTACAATCCATCTGCTTTATTTTGGGTAGACAAAGAACTAATAGGGAAAGACGATACAGACTTTATTACACTAACCTATAAAGATAATGACTCACTACCTGAAAGTATTGTAAAGGAAATAGAGAAAGCAAAGGATAAGGCTAAGACATCTACTTATTGGGCTAACTGGTGGAGAGTATATGGACTTGGAGAGGTAGGAAGCTTAGAGGGTGCTTGTATACCAGACTGGAAAGAAATAGATACAGTACCACAAGAAGCAAGGTTACTAGGTTACGGAATGGATTTTGGCTACAGCGTAGACCCTACAACATTAATAGCACTATATAAATGGAATGATGCTTATGTATATGATGAGGTACTATATCAAAAGGGAATGCTCAATAGAGATATTAGCAGATTTTTAGAGTCACACGATATAAGAGAAAACATAACAGCTGATAGTGCAGAGCCTAAATCAATAGCAGAGTTACAGGGATATGGTCACAACATACACGGGGTAAGTAAAGGAAGAGACTCAGTTGTATATGGTATCAACTTAATGAATCAAAACGAGATATACGTTACAAGCCGTTCTAAGAACCTTAAAAAAGAATTAGGTGGTTATATATGGGCAACAGATAAAGAAGGCAACAAGACTCAGAAGCCAAGCGGTCTACATCCCGATTGTATAGATGCTGCACGGTACATTCTAACCGATACATTAGAGAACCCAAACAAGGGGCAATATTTTATCTACTAAAAGTTTTTTTGTTAATAGTTTTGTTAATTCAAAAAAAGGTTTTATATTTGGTGTATAATTAAAAACAAACAATATGACTTACAAAGAATTTTACACAGAAGCTACAAAAGGGATAGATTACAAAACAATAGACAAAGATACTATGATGTTTGCCTTCGTTATGTTTTACCAACAATTCAACGAAGAGCCAAAAAAAGCCTTACAATCAAGTTTATTTTTAAACACACTATAATCAAACAATATGTACGACCCATCAAACGAACCAAAAGAAAACCAATGCCTAGAATGTCTTAATCCCTGTGATGGAGATTTTTGTAGCAAAGAATGCGATAGGGCTTGGATGAGTTAAATTTAATATATTTACAAAAACAAACAATATGAAAGATTTAAAAGAAAGTTACGAATACGAATTAGTAAAAAGATTAACAGCAGAAGAGAATAGAAGCCTTGTAAGAAGCACAATAAAAAGAGGTTTAATATTTACAGGCGTTTGCATTATAAGCCTTCACGTCTTCTTAAATGCATTCCTATGGCTACTCAAGTACTAGAGGATTGGGAAGTTAAAAAGATATGCTGGGAGAACGATGTATATGTAATACAAAAACCAATATCATCCAGTTGGAAAAAGGGAGGTCAACCAGTAAGATTAATAATAGACTTTCAAAAAACATACAGCAAAGGAAAAGAAATCTTTGAACAGAACAGCAAAGAATTAGAAGACAAGATAGATGAGATATATAGATACGTCTACGAAAACAATTTAAAATAAGGATTGGCATATCCTTTAAATAGGTGCTAACATTTTTTCATAGTTTTAGATTAGTTAGTAAAGGGGTTGCAGAGATGTAGCCCCTTTTCTATTTATACAAAACAAAGGTTTTATTATTGTTATAATATATGAAAGTAGAAATACAAATACCAAGTAGTTTATCTGAAATAACACTAGAGCAATACCAAAAGTTTGCTAAGTTAAATACAGATGAGAATCAAGAGAGCAGCTTCTTAATGCATAAGACTGTTGAGTTGTTCTGCAACCTTAATCTAAAGGATATAGCTAAGATTAAATACATCTACGTACAAGAGATACTAAACGACATAAACAAACTCTTTGAATTAAAGCAAGACTTAATACCTACGTTTAAAATGAAGGGTGTTGAGTACGGTTTTGTTCCTGTCTTAGATGATATGACACTAGGAGAGTATATTGATTTAGACGAGAACTTTACTGATTGGGATATGATGCACAAAGCTATGGCAGTTCTTTATAGACCTATCACATTACAAAAAGGAGACAGATACCAGATAGAAGAGTACGATGGTTTAGAACGTGCTGACCTAATGAAGCAAATGCCTTTGGATGTAGTAATGGGTTGTATGTTTTTTTTTTACAATTTAAACAACGAACTACTGAAAACTACCCTGAGTTATTTGAATCAGGAAATACCGAAGGAACTGACTACGGAGCAGCTACAAACTTTGGCAAAAAATGGGGGTGGTATCAATCACTCTATGGACTCTCTAAAGGAGATGTTAGACGATTTGAATATATTACTAAATTAAACTTTCACGAGTGCTTTATGTTTTTAGCATTTGAAAAAGAAAAGAACCAACTAGAAGCAAAACTAATTAAGAACAGATGACAGGATTTTACAACGTAACGAAAAAAATAAAGGATGCACTTAATGCAGAGCCTTTTGTTAATACGGTTTCTTATGGTAGCTTAGATGATGTTGATTTAAATAAACAGACCATCTTTCCTTTATCTCACATAATAGTAAACAACTGCAATGTAGCATCCAATACAATGACGTTTAACATTAGCATCCTAGCAATGGATATTGTAGATGAATCAAAGGATGAGGTTACAGATATATTTGTAGGTAATGATAATGAGCAGGATGTTTTAAACACGCAGTTAGAGGTTATTAATAGGGTTGTATCAATACTACAAAGAGGAGAGTTATATACTGACCTATTCCAAGTTGATGGGGCTGTAGGGTGTGAGCCGTTTGTAGATAGATTCGAAAACAAGTTAGCAGGATGGGCAGCAACATTTGACGTATTAGTTAAAAACGATATGACAGTATGCTAACCAACACCAAAGAATCTTTAGAGAAGTTCAGGAAGTTTGTTGCTCAACAATCACGTAGTAGATTAACCAAGGGTAAAAAGAACGTTTCTAAGGGACTCTATAAGAAGTTGGATGGTGTTTTAACGGTTAGCCCTAATTCGTTTAAACTAAGCTGGGATTTAGGTTATGGTAATTTTCAAGATAAAGGTGTAAGCGGAACTGAAAAGAAGTACGATACTCCTTATAGCTATAAAAGTAAAATGCCACCTATTAAACCGTTAGCCGATTGGGCAAAAGCAAAGGGTCTTAAATTAAGAGACTCAAAGGGTAGATTTCAAAAAGGTGGATATACAACGTTAGGTTTCTTAATTGCAAGAAGCATACAGAAGAAAGGTTTAAAGCCTAGCTTATTTTTTACTAAACCATTTGAACAAGGTTTTAAGAAACTACCAGATGAACTATTAGAAGCATACGGATTAGACGTAGAAGAGTTTTTACAATTTACACTAAATAAAAAATAATGAGTACAAAGATAAACGTTAGAAGTCCATATTTTCTACAATTTACAGAACCAACTCAAGCGCTGGGTATTTTTACATGTACAACTGCTGGACTTACAAACTTCTCGGTAGATAGTAGTGGTGTAATAAATAACCCTAACATTAGAAATGGTTCTATATTAGACCAGACGGATTATAGTTTTGCTGCAAATACTGGAACAAGCACAATATCAAGAAGCGTAACTTATACTATTGCGATACCTTCGGCTTACACTAACTCTAACGATGCTACTATTGATTGTGTTCAAACGTTCGACCAGCCATTTCAGACCGCACAAGAAGACCCTTCTATAAATCTTACTTGCCCTATATTTTCAAGCACAGTACCAAACCTTTCAAACATAGCCCCATCGCTAGAACAGTTAATAGATGTGGATTCTTATTTTACAGCAGGTACTGAGTCTATTGCAAGTTATCAAGTTTCAAGGGTAAGTGGAAGCGGTTCTGTAACGGCTGTCATTTCAGGTACAGGGTCTAGTACTGTATGCACGATACAATCTTCTACACCTTGCGTAAGTGCTGTATTTCAATTTAAAGCAATAAACACTTCGGGTAGTTGTTCTGCGGTTTCAAATAGTTTTTCTTTTAATACTTCAGGATGCGTTGCCTTTGATTGTGATGATGCAGACATAGACGAAACAACTGGAAACATAGAACAAAATGGAAAAGTACATAAATCCACTTGGGGGAATGGTGGTCTTCAATTAAACAAACTTCTTTATGGTTCTACTGATATAACTACAAGTTTAAATGTGGGTGCAAACAATACAGGTTCAGATAGAAATATAGTATTGACTTATAGGTTTAATATTCCCATTGGATATACAAACTATCCTGGGACTTTTGATTGCAATGTGACATATTTACAACCTGCAACCGCAACACTTCTACCTTTTACTTGTGCTGATGCTCAAATTACAGGAACCTTTATATCGGATAGTGGAAACATTGCTGCGCCAAGTTTAACACTAGGAACGCTTATAAGTTGGACACCTCAATCATTTCCAGAAGTTCTCTTAGATACACCTAGAACAATAACCTTTACAATAGAACCACCTGCAACTGGGTTTAGTAATTCAGGAGGTGCAAATATAACCTGCGATGTTGATATAACGCAACCTGCAAAACAATTAGATTGCGGAACTGTAACTGTGTTTTTGAGTCAAGGCTACAATTCAATAGACGATATATGCTCGGAAAGGGAAGCTGGTAGATATTGGCAGACTAGCAATGAAGTATCTACGAATGCATCATCTGCTTCAGCTGCACGTTATCAACTTGGTAATAGAATGTGCTACGGTAGTACAGCAGTATTTGGAGGCGGTAAATGGTATGTAATAACAACAACCCAAACAACAGGAGATGCTCAATACCAATTTTACGCAATACAAATAGACAGTTTTGGAATAGTTCAAAATTCTCTTATTTGGAATTGCAGCACAGGCGGGGGTAATATTTAATAAAAAGAAAAAATGGCTTTACAAAAAGTAGATTTAAAATTATATGTATATTCTGGAACTTCGGGAAGTTTTTCAAATGGAGATTTAAAGTACGAAATAAGCAAAGATAGAATATCCTCACAAAATAACATTGTTCTAGAGGTTGGTCAGCTTGTCAAAGATTATCTAGTGACATCTTTTGATAATGACTATTTATGTAATACTGTTTGGGTTTCTGCGGTTGTAGATTATTATGACGATGTAACTGAAGCAATATATGAATCAAACGGAACGCAAACTTTTACTTATTTGGCTTTTGATGGATATGGAGACTTTCAAGAAGAAATAAATCCAGCGTTAAGTACTGACCTTTTGCAGACCAGTCTTAATATGTATCTACCAGAAGGAACGGCGGGTAAGCTTCCAATATTTGCTGAGGGTGTTGGTAGGGTTGTTATTGATACGGTTACTACTGAAATAACTGACAGCGGAAACTCTAACCAAAAGATTCAGTATCTAACAATACCAGCAGATTCTAGTTCTGTTGAGATTTATGCAACCGATGATAGCACACTTTTAAAGACTGTAACGGTTAATAATGTATGCGAGCCGAAGTTTACACCACACAAAGTAACGTTTGTAAACAAGTTAGGTACATACCAGGATATATATTTCTTTAAAAAGACAACCGAAAGCTTCAACGTAAAGGATGAGACGTATAAAAGAAACACAATAGATACCAATACTCTTACTTACGGAACTAACGAAGGGCAAAAGCAAAGGTATAATGTAAATGGTTCTACTAAAATTACTTTAAACACTGGTTATGTAAAGGAAGATTTCAATAGTGCTTTAGAAGAACTGTTCTTATCTGAGAACGCTTGGATTAGATGGGAGGGTAAAACACTACCCGTTATTGTTTCAAGTAAGGATATGACCCTTAAAAACGTTTTAAACGATAAGTTAATTGATTACACAGTAGGATTTGAGTTTGCATTTAACAAGATAAATAATGTACGTTAATGATTTCATTACAATTATATATAGAAGGGCAACAAGTAGAGCTACACGATAATGAAAGCGTAGTACTTAAACAAAGTATTAAGGATGTACAGGACTTAGAGAAAGTCTTTACTGATTATACTAGGACTTTCAACGTTCCAGCTTCTACGGTCAACAACAAGATATTTAAGCACTTCTATAACTTCAATATAAAGGGGTTTGATGCAAGAAGTAAAAAACCAGCTACATTAGAATTAAACTATACTCCTTTTAAGATTGGAAATATAAAACTGGAGGGTGTCCAGATGCAAGATAATAAGCCTGTAAATTATAGACTTACCTTCTTTGGAAATATGACTTCGTTAAAAGACACATTCAAAGATGACGATTTAAGTTCATTAGAAACGCTCGCAAATGTTGCTTTCGAATATACACCCGCCGAAGTATCTACATTATTACAACAAGGAAAGGATATATTTATAGGAACGGAAACGGTTTCAAGGGGTTTAGTTGCTCCATTGATAACCCATACCGACAGACTATATTACGATTCATCTCAGGACACAGAAGGGACGTTTAACCTAGCGGTAGGTACTGAATCAAAGGGCTTGATTTATGACCAATTAAAACCTGCTATAAGTATCTACGCATTAATACGAGCGATTGAAGGTAAATACCATATCCAGTTTAGTGATGACTTTATAAATAACAGTAACGATAAACTAACCAAGCTATATATTTGGCTGCATAGAAAAAAGGGTAGTCTTTTATCAGATGATTATATCAATAGAAAGTCAGCTACAAATTGGGGGAATATTGTATCTGGTATTAATGGCGGAAGATTTAGCTATTACGGTTTTATCAATCAAACTGTTGATGAAGGGATTAATAGATTTATTGAAATTTCAGTTTCAACGGCTTCAAGTGTTGAATACGAAGTTGTAGTACAAGATGGACAGGAAGTAGTACATAATTCTGAACACGTAGGAAGCTCAACACCTATATCTTTTAACGATAACTACGAACTTTTTTCTCAACCGTTTGGAGCTTCAAACCAGTTAAAAGTTTTTATAATAACATCTGACACGGCTATTTTTGACATTAATTTTATTGTTAGAGATGTAGCAAGTAATAGAAGCGGAACATCTTCTGCAACGGCACAAATAACTACAAACAATATTTACTGGTTTTCTTTATTGAACGAAATGCCTGAAATTAAGGTAATGGACTTTCTTACAGGTATTTTTAAAATGTTTAATCTCACTTCATTTTACGACGGAGACGTTATAAAGGTTTTACCATTAGATGACTTTTACGCAAGTAGTACAAATACTTTTGATATTACAAAATACTTAGACAAGGGGACATCTGAAGTAAATTCAGTTTTACCGTTTAACTTAATAAATTTTAAATATCAAGAACCGAAAACATTATTAGCCTACAATCATAAGTTTAGCTTCGAAAATACTTGGGGCGGTTTAGCTTATGAAAACCCTGGCATATCTAAAGGTAGTACATACACGGTACAGCTTCCGTTTGAAAACATAAAGTTTGAAAGGATAAAAAATAGCGGACAGGTAAACACTTCAATACAATGGGGATATTCAGTTGATTCAAAATCTGAACCATACATAGGCAAGCCCTTTATATTTTATACAAATAAAATACAAAACGGAAACCCTATATCTTTTTTAGAAACGGCAGGCGGTTCGGTTACATCAATACCACAATACCACGTCCCATCAAATTCTGTAGATGTTGAACAAGATTCCGAAACTATAAACTTTGGTTCTGAAAAAAGCGAATGGACTGCAACCAATTTTGATAAGTCTTTATATAAAACGCATTACGATACTTACATTAAAGGTGCTTTTAGTCAATCAAGAAGGTTAAGTAAGTTTAGGGCTTACGTTCCAATGTCTGTAATTTCTAAGCTAGGTCTTGAGGATAAGATAATAGTGTTTGATAATCTATATAAAATAAACTCAGTAACAACCAATTTTCAAAACGGACTATCTTCTTTTGAGTTAATAAACGAAACCTTAGACTTTACGGCTACGGCAAATGATAATATAAGAGATGAAGCAGAAACGATTGACAACTCTACGGTAACAGTAGACACTACATTGGTAACCGCTGATAATGGCATAAGAACTATATAAAAATGATAGAAAATATTTTACAAATGCTAGAGATAGCAAAGAGGGAAAAGCAAATAGGGAAATTAACTCACATTGCATTAGGCAAAAACAAACTACCCGAAACATTCAAAGAAGGATATAAAATTTTAAAACTAGAACTATGTCAACTGTAAAAACTATTGAAATAGAAGTAAATGCTGGCAAAGCCGAAAAAGACTTAAAAGGTCTAGATAAGGGTTTGCAAAAAGTAGATAAAAGCGTTGAAGATATTGGTGACACCTCAAAGGAAACTCAAAAAGAAATGGGTGCTTTCGGTACTGCAATAGATAAAGTTACAGGCGGTGGTTATACTGGTTTTATGAAAATGACCAAAGCCATTAGAACAGGGAACGTAAGTTTAAAGGCTATGAAGGTTGCTTTTATTGCAACTGGGATAGGTGCGTTTGTTGTAGCTGTTGGTGCATTAGCCGCTAACTTTGGTAATAGTGAAGAAGGTGCTAACAAACTTAATAAGGTACTTTCTCAAATAGGAGTAGTTGCAGGTAATGTAACTGATATACTTTATAGTTTAAGCCAAAGCGTATTTTCTCTTTTAAGTGGGAATCTTGATGATGCAGCCAAATCATTTGAAGAGGCTACAAATAGAATGAAAAACTTTGGAGAAGAAACCAAAAAAGAAATAGCACTACAAGGGGAGTTGGCAGATAAACAAGCGGAGCTTACTAAGATTGAAAGACAACTAACGGTAGATAGGGCAGAAGCAAATAGAAAAAGAGCAGACCTTTTAGAGAAGGCAGCAGATAGAGAAACCTACACCGCTACACAAAGAATTGCTTTCCTAAAAGAAGCTGGTAGACTTGAAGAAGAGATAACAGATAAAGAAATTGAAGCCGCTAGGATTAGACTTGAAATTAAACAACAAGAAAACTCTTTAAGTGAAAGCTCTGCAGAAGATTTAGCAGAAGAAGCAACGTTAAAAGCGGAATTAATAAACCTTGATACTGCAAGATTAACAAAACAGAAAGAAGTTACTAGCCAAATTATAGGTGCTATCAATGAAGAGAAGGCTGCACACAAGGCTTTAGTAGACCAAAGACAAGCAGAGATTGATAATTTCCAAACTCAAAGAGATACATTAGATGAGATACTAATTAAAAGTGTAGGTAAACAGGAAGAAGCTATAATAAAAACAGGGAATATAACTTCGGATTTAAAGAAAAGGGCTGCAAAAGATGAGATAAAAATAGACAAACTTACATCTAACGAAAAATTATCAGTTGCTTCTGAAACTTTAGGCAACCTTGCGGGGCTTTTAGGGGAGAGTAGTTCGGCGGGTAAGGCGGCAGCAATAGCACAAACAACCATTGAGACTTATAAAGGCGCACAATCTGCATTTAGTTCGTTAGCTGGTATTCCAATAGTAGGTCCTGTTTTAGGAGGTATAGCTGCGGCAGCAGCAATCGCTTCGGGTATTGCAACTGTTAAACAAATAACGTCTGTTAAAACACCTGGAGGAAAAGGCGGAGGCGCTAGTCCAAGTATTTCTACGCCATCAAGAGCAACAGTACCATCATCACCACCTGCGTTTAACGTCGTAGGAGCGAGCGAAACAAACCAGTTAGCACAATCTATAGGGCAAGATGAGAAACAGCCTGTAAAAGCCTATGTAGTGTCTAATGAAGTAAGTGATGCACAAGCACTAGATAGAAACATTGTAGAAAGTGCTTCAATAGGATAACAAAAACACTAAAAAGATATTGTATTAATATGGACATAATAGAATTATTTATAGATGAAGAGGATGAGGTTTCTGGAATAGAAGCTGTATCAATCGTAGAATCCCCTGCAATTGAAAGCGACTTCATTGCATTGAAAAACCAAGAGTTTAAGTTTGCAGAAGTGAACAAAGAGAAGCGTATTCTAATGGGTGCAGCTTTGATTCCTAATAAGCCTATATACAGACGTAATGACGAAAACGAGTATTACATATACTTTTCAAAAGATACGGTACGTAAGGCATCTGAATTGTTCTTTATACGTGGCAATCAAAACAACTCAACACTAGAACACAACGTACCACTAACAGGACTAACTGCTGTTGAAAGTTGGATTGTAGAAGACGAGAAGGATAAAACAAGGTTCTACGATTTAGATGTACCTATTGGAACTTGGATGCTTTCAATGAAGGTTTTAAACGATGATGTCTGGAATGACTACGTAAAAAGTGGAAAAGTAAAAGGTTTTAGTATTGAAGGCTACTTCGCTGACAAATTAGAAAGACCTAACGAACCAAATGAATTAAGTAAAGAATTAATTGAAATTGAAGAGGAAGAAGCAAATTATTTGTTAGGTCAGGTTACAGCAATTATTAAAAAAGATAACCGTACAAAAACAGGTAAAAAAACTGAAATGGAATCTTATAATGATTACCCAAAATCAGTAAGTAATAATGCTAAAAGAGGTATTGAGTTAAACGAAAAGGTAGGCAATAAATGCGCTACGCAAGTTGGTAAGATAAGAGCGCAACAATTGGCACAAGGTAAGCCAATATCAAAAGAAACCATTAAAAGAATGTTTAGATATTTAAGCAGAGCAGAAGTATATTACGAAAAAGGCGATACAGAAAGCTGCGGATATATTTCTTATTTACTTTGGGGAGGTAAAAGTGCAAAATCTTGGGCTGAATCAAAATTAAAAAGCATAGAGAATGAGTAGAATACCAAGCCCTCAAAATGATAAGCGTGGATGCCTTTGTAAGGATGGCAAATATTCAAGAAAATGTTGCGATGGAAGTCTACAAGCACAAGGAATAGGTAATATAACTAAAAGCAGTTATTTGATTCTTTTAGAAAGTGGTGATAGAATGTTACAAGAAAATAATAGTAAAATAATTTTATAATGGCAGATAAAAAAATAAGTGCATTAGATACAGCAACATCTCTACAAGGTTCTGAATTAATCCCAGTAATACAAAGCAGTACAACAAAAAAGGCTAAGGTTAGTGATATAGTGAATTATATAGCACCTTATGCCTTAACCGTACAGGCTAGTACTCCTGTTGATTTAGGAACTTCAACCTACGATGGTGTAGAAATGATTAGGCTTAACTGGACTGGTGTAAATGGGACAATGGTTTTAACCCTACCAGACGCAACAAGTACAAACAGCACTAATAGAGTGATGCGGTTTATTTCAAATGGTACACTTGCAGCTGCTAAAAAGGTTCATATAACTCCTTCAGGCTCTCAAAATATAGATGGTGCAAATACTTACTACGAAGTAAATAAACCTTACGAGGGTGTTACTCTTTGGTCGGATGGGATTGAATGGTTTATAATACAAAAGAAAGCAAGTTAAAAACGTAACAAACGAATATTAATTTTATTGTATAAATATGAAAGCAACAGATATGTTAAACAAAATCAAAGAAACACTTGGGGTAGAATTATCCGAAGAAGTTAAATTAGCACAGGCTGCATTAGAAAACGGAACTATTATAGAAGCAGAAGAGTTTGCCGAAGGTAAAGAAGTTTTTATTGTAACTGAAGATGAGAAAGTAGCCCTACCAATCGGAAGCTACAAACTTGACGATGGTCAGGAATTGATTATCGAAGAAGAAGGAATTATTAAATCTATTGGCGAAGCCGTTGAGGAAGCACCAGAAGAAGCACCTGCTGAAGAAGAAGTAGAAGCAGCTGAAGAAGAAAAAGAGGAAATGTCCTACGCAACTAAAGAAGACCTTGCAGAAGTTAAGTCAATGATTGACGAGATTAAAGCAATGATTGAAAAGAAAGACGAATTATCAGTTGAAGAGACTGTGGAAAATATTGTAGAAGAAGTTAAGGAAGAACTTTCACAAGTTGAAAAAGTAAACCATAACCCTGAAGCAAATGCAGATAAAGCGTTACACCTTTATTCTAAAAAAGGAGGTACTACCACGATGGACATAGTACTCCAAAAAATAAATAAATTTAAAAACTAAAACAAAATGGCTACAACTACTAGCATTACAACTACCTACGCTGGGGAATTTGCAGGACAGTATATCTCTGCTGCACTTTTAAGCGGTTCAACTTTGGATAATGGATTAATTTCTATTAAACCAAACATCAAATTTAAAGAAGTAATTAAAAAAGTATCTACTGACGGTCTTGTAAAAGATGCAGGATGTGATTTCGACCCTACTTCTACTTTGACTCTAACTGAAAGAATTTTAGAGCCAACTTCACAACAAGTAAACTTACAGTTATGTAAGAAAGATTTCCAATCGGATTGGGATGCTGTATCGATGGGGATTTCTTCATTCGATTCACTACCTCCTTCTTTTGCGGACTTCTTAATTTCTCACGTTGCTGCTAAGGTTGCACAAAGAACAGAACAATCTATCTGGGATGGAGCTGCTGCAACAAATGGAGACTTCGCCGGATTTAAAGAATTAATGTTAGCTGATGCTGATGTAACTGACGTAGGTGCAGGAGCAGCGGTAACGGCAGCTAATGTTATTGATAAACTAGGTTTAGTTGTTGATGCTATCAACTCTACAATCTACACTTCGGAAGACCTTTACATCTATGTTTCTCAAAACGTAGCTAGAGCTTACGTAAGAGCATTAGGAGGATTCCAAGCAACAATCGGCGCAGCTGGTCTTGACAACAAAGGAACACAATGGTACAACGGAGGAGGTCTTACTTTCGATGGTGTAAAAATTGCTGTTGCGAATGGATTAGCTGACAATACAATGGTAGCAGCTGAAAAATCTAACTTATTCTTCGGAACTGGTCTATTATCTGACAACCAAGAGGTAAAAGTTATTGATATGGCTGACATTGATGGAAGTCAAAATGTACGTGTAGTAATGAGATTTACTGCAGGAGTACAGTACGGAATTGGAAGCGACATCGTTCTATATTCTTAATAACTAGATTTAATTAATCAAAGAGGGTAGGTGGGATAACTGCCTACCCTTTTTTAATACAAAAAAATATGGCTTGTGATTTAACAAAAGGTAGATTAGAACCTTGCAAGGACTCAGTAGCTGGCTTAAAAGCCGTCTACTTTACTGACTTCGGGGATTTAGGTACTGTAACAAAAATAGATGACGAAATTACTGATTTAAGTGGTACGTTCGTAGCCTACAAATATGATTTAAAAGGTGGTTCTAGCTTCGAGCAGGCTATTACTTCTTCACGTGAAAACGGAACAACTTACTTTGAGCAAACTTTAAACTTAACCTTAAAGAAACTATCAAAAGAAGATAACAAGGAAATCAAACTCCTTGCTTATGGACGTCCTCACGTAGCAGTAGAAGACTATAACGGAAATGTTTTCGTAATGGGCTTAGAACACGGAGCAGAGGTAACAGGTGGAACTATCGTAACTGGTGCTGCAATGGCTGACCTGTCAGGATATACACTTACGCTTGTTGGTCAGGAAGTACAACCTGCAAACTTCGTAGCTAGTCCTACGGCTGCTGACCCATACGCAGGTATGAGTTCTGCAACGGTAACTATAACGGTTGGAACTAATTCATAATTAGAACTACATTCATATTAAAGGGGGCAATTAGCCCCTTTTTTTATGCCTTATATTTAACAAAAACAAACTTATTTTATTGTATATATATGACAATATTACAAAGTTCAACAGATAGCCAAACCTTTAATTTTATACCAAGGGAATACACTTCTGGAACTACATACACCATCTTAATAAAAGACGAAACAACCAACACAGAGGTGTTTAGTTCTACGGCTACAACCTTTACAGCTTTGGATTATTACTTTCAATACAGTAGCGTTTTTACATTAGTTGAAAATACTATGTATATGCTAGAAATTAAGGATGGAAATAACGTAGTATTTAAAGATAAAATATTCTGTACTAATCAAAACGTTACAACTTATAGCGTAAATGATAATGAATACATAAAAAATACAATAGCTAACGACTTTATAGTTTTATAATGGCAAGAAATAACAACAAAAAAGAAGGCGGTCTTCACGTAATTAATTTATCTACGTACAACAAGCCCGAAATATCGGAAGATAAAAGAAAGGAATGGGTAGCTTACGGAACGGATAACAATTACTACCAATATCTAATTGAACTCTTTACTAATAGTGCAACCAACAACGCTATTATTGGAGGAGTTTCTTCAATGATATACGGTAAAGGTTTGGATGCTTTGGATAGTTCTACAAAAACAGAAGAGTATGCTGCTATGCGTTCCATCTTTTCAAACGATTGTTTAAGAAAAGTTTCTTTAGATTTAAAATTATTAGGAGAAGCCAGTTTTCAAGTTACCTATAAAGATAAAAGAGTATATAAAGCAGAACACTTTCCACGCCAAACACTACGAGCAGAGAAGTGCAACGAAGAAGGTAAAATTGAAGCTTACTATTATTTTCCTGATTGGGCAAACATTAAACCAGCCGACAAACCTAAACGAATTGCAGCCTTTGGATTTGGTAACGGAACTGAACCAGAGGTTAAAATAGCAAAAAGATACGTTTCTGGATACGATTACTATTGCCCTGTTGATTATCAAGGTGGTTTGGCTTATGCAGAATTAGAAAGCGAGGTTTCGGATTATCTTATTAACGATGTTCAAAACGGATTCAGCGGAACTAAGGTAGTAAACTTTAACAACGGAATCCCAGACCAAGAGCAACAGTTAAGTATTAAGAACGATGTAATGCGTAAGCTAACAGGAAGCCGTGGAGAAAAGGTAATTATTGCCTTTAACAACAACGCTGAAAGTAAGACTACAATCGATGACGTGCCTTTAAACGATGCACCAGCACACTACGAGTATTTATCTACGGAATGCTCAAACAAATTAATGGTTGCTCACCGTATTACTTCACCTTTACTTTTAGGGATAAGAACAGGTAACAACGGATTAGGAAATAACGCTGACGAAATAAAAACAGCATCGTTACTATTCAACAACGTTACTATAAGACCGTATCAAGACCTTTTAATAGATGCTATTGACGATATATTAGCTTTTAATGGTATATCACTAAAACTATATTTTAAGACCTTACAGCCGCTAGAATTCATTGATACAGATAATGCAATAACAGACGAAGCAAGAGAGGAAGAAACAGGTGTTAAACTATCTAAGTATTCTTTTAACGATGAAAAGGCTTTTGATTTGCTAGACGAACTAGGAGAGGAAGAAGATTTAGACAACTGGGAATTAGTAGACGAAAGACAAGTAGACTACGACCAAGAAGAAACGCTAGACAAAATGATAGGTTTAGCTTCTACAGGAGCTGCAAGACCAAACGCAAAGAGTAAGCAAGATGGTGAATCTGAAGGAATGAAATTCAAAGTTCGTTATCAATATGCACCTTTAAGAACTTCTGCAAATAGTAGGGAGTTTTGTTCTAAGATGGTTGCTGCTGCAAAGATATACAGAAAAGAAGATATTATTCAAATGGGCGAACAACCAGTAAATAAAGGTTGGGGACCAAAAGGCAGTACGGATACTTATTCTATCTGGGAATTTAAAGGCGGTGGTGATTGCCACCATTTCTGGATGAGAAAAACCTATATGGCTAAAGGAGTTTCTCCAGATGCTAAAAATCCTAAAGCAGAGGTAAGTGTAAACAAAGCAAAGAAAGAAGGTTTTACACCTGAAAAGAATGAATCAAATGTGGCTAAACGACCAACCGATATGCCTAACAACGGTTTTGTAAATAAATAAGAAATGGCAGAAGCACTATTAATAGGAAGAGCAGACATAGTTAAATTTACTGCAATGAATGGAAACGTAGATACGGATTCTTTTATTCAATGGATTAAAACAGCTCAAGATATACATATACAAAATTATTTAGGTACAGACCTTTTTGAGAAGATACAAGCCGACATAATTGCAGGCACTTTAACAGGAGACTATTTAAGCCTTGTAAACGTCCACATAAAGCCTATGTTGATACATTGGGCTATGGTGGAGTATTTACCCTTCGCTGCATATACAATCGCTAATAAGGGCGTATTTAAGCATTCTAGCGAGAACGCTGAAAACGTATCGAAAGATGAGGTAGATTACCTAGTCGAAAAAGAAAGAGATTTAGCACAATATTATACCGATAGGTTTATCTCTTATATGAGTTTCAACAATACATTATTTCCAGAATACAGAACTAATACAAACGATGATATTAATCCATCTTACGATTCAAATTTTAGTGGATGGGTGTTGTAAAAAGAAAAAAAGTAGGTAGTTATAAGCCTAAACAAGATAACGTAATTAAACTAACGGAATATCTTAAAAACATAGATAACAAAATAGGCGATAAAGTATTGTATAAATATGGCAAATAGTATTAACTGGGGTGAAGCTTATTGTAGTTCTTGGTGGGGAAATATCTCTAACCAGTCTACAATAGATATAGATTCAAAACCAGAATGTTTATGAGTTGGGGGAGTATATATGCCGTAAGTTGGTGGGGTAATGCTAACGAGGCAAATGGTTGGGGTATAGTTTACCCTTCTACGGCAGGTGGTTCTTACTTAACCGCAGATAATACATCAATACTAGCAGACACAACACAAGTTAGAGCAGACGCAACAGAATTATAAAAAATAAAAAATGGCTAAACAAACGGTATTAACAGGAGCAACGGCAAACGATGGTACAGGAGACCAACTAAGAAATGCCTTTATTAAATTAAATCAAAATTTTGATGAGGTTTACGGGACTAACTTTGTAACGCAGGCAATGTTAAACGATGACATTGTAGACCACGCTGAGCTTGCAAATAGGTTTACTGCCGAAGTTTCAATAAGCACTTTGACGGGAACGGTAAACTATGATTTTTCAGCAGGTTCTACATTTAAATTAAGCGGAGACTTAACAGGAGCATATACTATAAATCTAACCAACTACAAAAAAGGTCAGGTTATAACAATATACCCCTTAAAAGCGCAAACTGTAACACTTACTGGTGGTTCTGGAACTGGTGTTTTTAATAAACTAAGTGAAGTGGATTATGACAATACAACTTCTAGTATTTTACAAATTGAATGCGTAGATGACCAAGCAGCCAATCCAGTATTTTTCTATTCAGTTGCAACTTTTGCAGCAGATGCAACAATTTAAAAATTAACATATATGTTAAGCAAAAGAATATTATTCTTTGGAGCAGCCGAGCCTGTCCCATCTACTTTTAATGCTGACTTTCTTGTAATTGCAGGAGGAGGTTCTGGTGGGGGTTGCGCATTTGGTAACTGGGGCGGTTCTGGAGGTGGTGCTGGAGGTTATAGGACTTCTTTTGGTTCTGGTAATATTAATGGAGGAAATACGTCTTTATTATCTGCATTAAGTTTAGACATAAGTACGAATTATTCAGTTACTATTGGTGCTGGAGGTACGGGAGTTGCAAGTCCTTCAACTAAAGGAAATTCTGGTTCAAACTCTGTTTTTTCAGTTACTTCAACTGGAGGAGGTGGTGGTGGAGTAGGTCAAGATGACGTAGGTCGAACTGGTGGTTCTGGAGGTGGAACTTCCCCTACAACACAAACAAGAAGTACTAGGGTTTCCCCCATACAAGGTTTTGAAGGTGGATTACCTGGCTCAGGTGGAAGTTACGGTTCTGGAGGTGGTGGTGGTGCTAGCGCATTAGGTGGTAATGGTTCAAACTCTAAGGGCGGTGACGGAGGGGCAGGTTTAGCTTCTTTAATAACTGGTTCATCTGTTTTAAGAGCAGGAGGAGGTGGTGGTGCAGCATATAAACCTACTAGTTCTGCAAATAGTGGAATTGGTGGAACTGGTGGAGGTGGAAGTGCAGGAGTTGGAAATGTTGGATTTGCTGGAACTGTTAACACAGGTGGAGGTGGTGGTGCTGCTTCTAATTTAGATGGTCAATCTGGTTCATTTGCAGGAGGTAATGGAGGTGCTGGGGTTGTTATTATTAGATATCCTAAATCTTATTCGATTACATTATCCGCAGGACTAACAGGAAGCACTGCTATTGATGGAGCTGACAATGTTACAACAATAACTGCGGGAACTGGAAACGTTTCTTTTAGAATTCCCAACCCATTTTCATTGGACTACTTAATTGTAGCAGGTGGAGGTGTTGGAGGTAACTTCTACTACGCAGGTGGTGGTGGTGCAGGAGGTATGCTAACTTCTTACGGAACAGGAAATATAAGTGGAGGTTTACAACCAGTAGCCGCTACCCCAACATTAGATGTAGGTATTAATTATACCGTAACAGTAGGCGCAGGCGGTGGAGGTGCATCCACAGGAAATAATTCAGTATTTAATACAGTAACTTCAACTGGTGGCGGTTATGGAGCGGGAGGCACTTCTGTAGGCGCTGTAGCAGGAACAGGTGGTTCAGGCGGTGGAGGAGATGACTATGGTGCTGCAATATCGGGAGGAGCAAGAACATCTTCGCCAATACAAGGTTTTGCAGGAGGTTCAAATCCACAAACAGGTAACAGGACAGGTTCAGGTGGTGGAGGCGCAGGAAGTACAGGTATAGGCTCAAATGCATCAGTTTCTTTGGCAGGTCTTGGTGGGGATGGATTAGCATCCTCTATAACAGGTTCTTCAGTTGTTTATGCCGCAGGTGGTGGAGCTGCACAAAATGCAACTAACTTTGGTGTTGTAGGTCAAGACAATGGAGGTTCAAGCGGAATAGGAGGTAAAGGAGCAAGATACACTACAAACTCACTAGATGCTGCAAGTTTAGGAAATATAAACACAGGCTCAGGTGGTGGTGGAGGTTGCCACGCACTTAGACACCCTTACGGTGCAGGAGGTGGGGCTGGTGTGGTTGTATTAAGATACCCAAGTTCTCGTACGATTACATTATCTGCAGGATTAACAGGAACAACCGCACAAGATGGAACTGATAAGGTGACAGTAATAACAGCAGGTACTGGAAACATTTCTTTTACATAAAATAAAATAATAATTATAATAAAATGGCACATTACGCATTTTTAGATTTAAACAACATAGTAACCGAAGTTATAGTAGGTCAAGACGAAAGCAATACTCAGCACGATTGGGAAATTTACTACGGTAATATTAGAAACCAAACTTGCAAAAGAACATCTTATAATACAAGTGGTGGAACTCATTTGAATAATGGTACACCATTTAGAAAAAACTATGCAGGATTAGGGTATACTTACGATTATGAAAAAGATGCTTTTATTCCAGAACAACCTTATGCTAGTTGGACTTTAAATGAAGAAACTTGTAATTGGGATTGCCCAGTTCAACATCCAACAGAAATAGAAGATGCAGACGGAAATCCTATCTCTTACAATTGGAACGAGGAAGACCAGCAATGGGATATAATATCTTAACACTATGCAAGATTTGAAGATATACGGATTGAATATTGGAGCGATGCTTTTTAGCGTTGTTAATGAGTTTAACCCTATGCTTCAAACGATAGTGTTAGTTTTGACAATAATCTATACAGCAGTAAACATATACAAGCAATTTAATAAATAATATGAGAAAGAAAGACCTAATACATTACTGCGGTGCAGCTGGAATATTCCTAATGGTTATTCTATTACTACTTTACCTAGCAAATAATTCTATTCCTGCAGACAATAAGGATATATTTGTATCCATTACAGGTATGATAGTAGGAAGTTTATCTGTAGTTATCTATGCTCTTATAGGACGCAATCCAGAAGAAGTAGCTAGCTTGCAGTCTAAGGTAGAATCTCAGGCTAAACATATTGAAATGCTTGTTAAACAAAAGGATGACGTAGAATCTATGCTAATCAATCTACAAAGCAACCTAATTGACAACATAACAATATTTGGTTCTTCTTTATTCGATACATTTAAAGATAAAAAATAATGTTACACTTTGAATTATCTGAATTTGATAGCCCAGATGAGATTGGTTCTGGAAAGTATATGGATGAGAGTTTTCTACAAATGCTTGATGATGCTAGGGGTATCGCTGGTATTTCTTTTACAATTAATTCAGGATTTAGAACAAAAAGTAGAAATGCCTATGTTGGAGGGAAAATTAACAGCTCCCACCAATATGGATATGCAGCAGATATTCACTGTACAGATTCAAGAAGTAGATTCATTATTATTGATGCCCTTATTAAAGCAGGATTCAGCAGAATTGGAATTGCTAAATCATTCATCCACGTTGATAACGACCCAGACAAGGATGGAAAAGTTACTTGGGTTTACTAGCACGGCAGGAAATACCTTAACTTATGAGTAAAAAGAAATTCAAAGATACTAAGGTTGGTCAGTTCTTACTGGAAAAGATACCTAGTGTAGTTGGTACACTTGCAGGGGATACTCCTGTAGGTAGCGTTATAAAGACTCTTATAGGTGGTTCTGAAATGAGCCAAGCCGATAAGGAAATAGCACTCAAGAAACTAGAACAAGAGATACACGAGTTTGACGGAATAACTAGAAGATGGGTTGCAGACGCTAGAAGTGGTTCTTGGCTTGCTTCAAACGTTAGACCTCTTACATTAGCGTTTTTAACAGTTGCCTTTGTTATAGGATGGGCGTATCAGTTAGAAGATTTACAAACTGTAAAAGAATTATTAACAATCGTTTTTATAGGCTACTTTGGTTCTAGAGGTGCTGAAAAGATTATGGGTAACAATAAACACAAAAATGAGTAAATATTTTAAAAGGTACTTTGTACGACCGCTTCGTTAATAATCTATTTGCTTTTGTAAAAAAAATAAACTACCTTTGGTGGGAGGAGGCTTAATAATAGTTAATCTCAAATTAAAATAAGCAATATGAAAGAAGATATAAAAGTAAAAGCTGAAAATTATGCAAGAGATTTTGCATTAAGCATTCAAGAAAGAACTGATAAATTACTAAAACTTGATTGTAATATGTATACTAATCTAGGAAGCGATTCTTCAAAAGCAGAAAGATTAGAAGTAAAAAAAAATTCTAAATTTATTTATAAGCAAATAAAAGGAATCGATGAATTATCTGGTAATTTATTACTAAAATCATTAGATGCCTAAAAAACTAACAAGAAGTAAACTTGTAAAAAAACTAGATAATATCTTTAGTCAATATATAAGACTAAGCAACTCTAAGAACGGTAACTGCACTTGTGTTACTTGTGGTAAGGTTGGACATTGGAAGAGCGGAGGGATTCAGGCAGGACATTTTATGAGTAGAAAACATTACTCTACTAGATGGGATGAAAGAAATGTTAAACCTCAATGCGTAGGGTGTAATATGTTTAAGGCTGGGGAGCAATATAAGTTTAGTTTATATCTTGGTGGAAAACTTTCAGAAGAACTATTACAAGAAAGCCGTAAAATACGTAAATTTACATCAGACGAATTAGAAGAAATGGTAGTACATTATTCAAATGAAGTCAAAAAATATTCTTAATTGAATTGTTTGTTTATTATTAAGGTTAAAGAGGGTAAGATTAATTTCTTACCCTTTTTTTTTGTATGTCAAAAATAAGTTATATATTTGCGTATAACTTTAAACAAATGATATGAGTAAAGAATTAACACTAAATGAAAAGTTAGCTACAATACAGACTAACTTAAAAGCCAAGAAGAGCAGAAGAAATTCCTTTGGGAACTATCTTTTCCGTTCTGCAGAAGACGTACTAGAAGCAACTAAACCATTCTTAATTGAATTAGGTGTATCTATAACGATTAGAGAAGAAGTAACAGAACTATGTGGTCTACCTATTATGACAAGCACAGCTACGTTATCAGATGGTATTTATGAGATAGCCGCTACAGCTGTAGTAGCAGTTGATATGAATCAGAAAGGTATGCAAGCACCACAGAAATTTGGTTCTGCATCATCGTATGCTAAGAAGTATTCTTTAGGAAACCTATTCCTAATTGATGACACGCAAGATAGTGATGCTACTAATACGCATAATAAAGAAGAACTACCTTGGTTAAATGAAAACACACCACAGTTTAATAAAGTAAAGAAAGCCTTATCAGAAGGGACTGCAACAATAGCAGACGTACGTACTAAGTACAAAGTATCAACTAAAGTAGAAGGACTACTTAAATAACAATAACCATTTAAATTTAAAATTATGACGACAGGAATTATTTCAGGAAGTATAGACTTAGAGTCTATCGACAAAACAAAATTAGCAAAAGGAAAGTATCTGCAGTTTGATATTATTTTGAGTGATGAGAGCAAGTACGGTAACAACGCTTGGGTTGTACAGGGTCAGTCTAAAGAGGAGCGTGAAGCTAAAGAGAAAAAAGTTTCTTTAGGTAATGCAGGACTTAGATGGATTAACCCAGATGCTACAATAGTAGTAGCACAACGTGAAGAGGTTACCAACACTCAACAACAATCCTCAAGAGAAACAACAGCGGACTTACCGTTTTAATTTAATTGGGGGTTAATAGCCCCCTTTTTTTATACCTTTATATGAACAGACAATCGCTTAAAAAATTACCCGAAGGAGAAGAGATGCCTTACGATTTTTGGAATTACTTTGTAAATCCTGTTACAGGTTACTACGTAGAACCTAAAGAGAAATACAATAAGAAAAATCAATATAAGTATCATAAAACTTCACAAAGTATATAACAAACAATGATAGCACAAGCATCAAACATAGAAAAGAAAATACTAGACATTAAGTATGGTCGTGTTTTAGAAGGTCTTAAAATGGACATACCTGATATAGATGAATATATAAGATTTAAAGCTGGTAATTTTAATTTACTAATAGGACACGCTAACGTAGGGAAGACTACTATAATAACATACCTTTTTACGGTGTGGGCAATGAAGCATAATTTAAGGTTTTTGCTGTGGTCAAGTGAAAACACTTCTTCAGGCTTAGTTAGAAAGATTATTGAGTTCAAGATGGGTTTACCTATACAGGACGCTTCAGACTCTCAGATTAACAATGCAGTTAAATGGTGTGATATACATTTTAAAATAATAGAGGTAGAGGATTTATTTACATACAAGCAATTACTTAAACAAGCCAATGAAATTAAAGACGCTTGGAACTATGATGCTTTATTAATAGACCCTTATAACTCACTAGCAAAAGACACACAAATGATGCGAGGTGTAGGTAGTCACGAATACGATTACCAAGTAGCTTCTGAGTTTAGATTGTTTGCAAAGAAAAGAAGTGTTGCGGTATATTTAAACGCTCACGGTGTTACTGATGCACTTCGTAGGGTACACCCAAGAGACCACGAGTATGAAGAGATGCCACAACCTTTAGGACTAGCAGGAGTAGAAGGAGGGGGTAAATGGGGAAACCGTTCTGACGATGTTATATGTATACACAGGTATACGGGTTCTGCAATGGACTGGATGTATTCACACCTTCACGTACTTAAAGTAAAAGAAACTGAAACAGGTGGAAGATGCACACCACATAACGAACCTATTAAGCTAAGAATGTCTAGAAATAATGTAGGCTTCGAGTTTATGGGTAAAGACATCTTACACTCTAAGAAGACAGAAGTAAATGAGATATTAAAATTTTAAATTATGATTCAATCAATAGCCTTATTATTATTAATAGCAACCGTATTTATCTTTATAAGCAATCAAGTAGAAGCTGACGTATATATCCAGCCTATTATTGGTCTTATGTTTGGGGCTTTATATTCCAAAGAAAGATTTGAAGAAGAAAACTTAGTACAGAATACCTTGCAATGCTGCATTGGTTTTATAAGTCTAACAGTAATATGGATAGAGAAAAAAGAATAATAGGGCTTGACTGGTTAAACATTGTAGCTAGTCAGCACGAAGATTGGATTAAGATAGTAAATGGCTTTGGCGAGTTTAATTATGCTGAGGACATTGTACAAGAGGCTTACATTAGATTAATTAAATATGCGAAACCATACAACATTATCAAGAATAACAAAGTATCTAGAGGATATATGTTTTTTACTTTACGTTCAGTTTATTTTCAGTATTATAATTCTAAAAGAAAAATACAGAAAGTTAGTATTGATGATGAAGAAAACCTTTTACAGATAGCAGACGAAACCAATTTAGAAGAACACGAAGCGTTTAACAAAGTTTGTACCCTTATAGATGAGGTTGCGGAAGAATGGAATTGGTACGATAGAAAACTATTTAAGTTGTATAGAGATACAGATTTAAGCATAAGAAAGATAGCAGCAGAGACCAACATAAGTTGGGTAAGTATATTTAATACATTAAAGAATTGTAAAACCGATATCCAAAGTAAGTTAGGAGAAACATACGAGGACTATAAAAATGAAGATTATGACAGAATTTAAAGGAGACAAAAGAAGTAAGGCTTACAAAGAGTGGAAGAAGAACCACGCAGAAGCAAGTAAAGGATTAGGCGATACGGTAGAGAAGTTTACAGAAGCTACAGGTATTAAGAAGTTAGTTAAGTTTGTAGCTGGTGATGACTGTGGATGTGATGAGCGCAAAGAGAAACTAAACTATCTATTTCCAAACTACAGACCAAACTGCCTTACAGAAGATGAGTACAACTATCTAGAAGAAAGAGTAGGTAAACTAAACACGGTAACGATAGAAGAACAAAGGGCTTTACTAAACATTTACAATAGGGTTTTTAATGACCGTAGGGAATTGACTGGATGTAACAGTTGTTTTTTAAATGGAGTTTGGAAAAAGCTAGAGCGTATTTTTAACGAATACAAATAAATGAGTTTAATAAGAAATAGTAAGTTAGTGAATCAAGCTGTAGATTTCACTGGAGTTCAAAACGGAAAGATACACCCAAGTGATGTTGATTTTGTATTTGAGTTTAGTAATCAGATTTTAATTCTTGGAGAGGTTAAAAGAAGATTCAATCGAATACCTAAAGGTCAAGAATACTTACTTACACGCATTGCAGATAGATGGGGGGATGCTGGGTTAGTTATTAAAGTAGAACACGAACACAAAGACGAGAATACTGATATACCTTTAAAGGATTGTTTTGTTACTAGACGCTATGTAGATGGTCAATGGAAAAACTTTGAATATGGAGAAGAACCTATAATTTTGTTTTTAAATAAAATAGGTGTACATTACGAAAATAAAAAATGTAGATTCTAATGACATCAAGAGAACCAATGTACAAGAAGCTAGAAGTAATGGAGGACATACAACTTACAAGTAATCTATTAACACTACAGTCAAACGTATTGGAATGGGTTAAAGCCAAGCCAGATAACTTACAGTTAAACGATGTCTGCGCTGCGGTTGTTAAGATAAGTTTCTCTTGTAATAAGCTACAGTTAGAGAAGAACAACTATCACATAGCAATGCAAGAGTATAGACAAGATTCTATTAGAGCTATAGAAAGAGCAAGAAAGGCAGAAGATAGAAT